GGGTCTCCTGCTTTTGGAATAGTGTAAACAAGATTTGCATTGGAATCAAACAGTTCAGCCTTAAGGGTAAATGATTCATTTGCCACATTTAATGGAAACGGACATTGAATCTCAATAGCCCCCGGCGAGAATCCATAATCCCCATAATTTTGCATAGAAATATTTGCCAGAGTAACATTACAAAAATATGGGACAATTATTAATGTTCCATAGTAATCATTCAGAGTTGTAAAAAACATCTGTTGAGCATCTAAAAGAAATCTGGCAGTTACTTGGTCGGCCACAACAATTTCCCCGAGTTTAAGTCCATATGCAGGAACATAATTTGGCTCGCCCATTATTCCCTGCGATGAACTGGTAAGGTAAAATGAAATTTTTGCAATAGTAGTTTTATCCTTATTAACTACCATATTGGCAGAAAGAATATGCAACGTATTTCTTGGAATAAAAATAAAATTTGATGCATATCCTTTTCCATTAAATTGGGTATATTCCATTTCATCGAACGGATAATAAATAGCATCGTTCACTAAATTAATAGCCGATGCTTTTGCTATGACATAACTACTTCCATTTGCCGCCGAATAGTCGGGAATTGTTACAATCGTCATTGCATCGCTTATCTTATCATCACTCTGAACAAGGTTAAAAGACGCAGAAGATACAAACCAATATTGATTCACTTTATCTTGATTTTCAAGTTTACCAATTAAGGCATAACTTTTGTTCACACTAATCTGGTCTATCAATAATTCAGATGGACCTACTACTGAGTCGGAGACAAGTTCAAAATCACCTGGATAAATGTTACTTTTCGCATACAACTTGTGACGAGCAATAAACCCCGAAAATGTATCAGTATTTCTATAAAGAATATCTGCGTAGGATTTTTGCATAAGCGATGAGGAACCATTAGTAGTTGTATATTGTTGATATGGAATTGAACTACTAGGAGGCTCAACATTACCAGAAAATTTACTTATGTGATATAGATATGTGAATTCTGACCCAGGCAATCCATAATATAACTTATAATGAAGAAGTGGGACGTTAACAGTTCTACTGTCTACAAAATCAGTAATTATTATCGGATAAAGACTTGATGATATAGGATATTTATTATGAAATGTTTTTATAGAAGGATCAAACCCACCGCCACCATCATCTACCCATATATAACTGTAATTAATCATCATGCCTTTACCCACCATAGTAGAATCAAAAACATCTGTATTTGTTTTGATTTGCATATACCCCTCTAAACCATGATAAAGGATATTACGAGGCATCCATTGTCCATTCGCTGGAACAGTTGTGGCTTGTTGAATATGAGTTATTGAATTATAACTCATCGTGAATTGTCCGCCCGTCATCCCCATTATCATGACATTGGATGACTTTTGTCCATGCGGAACAAATGTATAATAAGTAGGAGGGTCAATTTGTATTGTCTTGCTATTTACAACACTTTTTACAATAAACACCGAACCAGTTGCTCCGAACATACCAGTTGATAAATCATAAGTTCCTATCTGCGTAGCTTCTCCCTGCACAAGTTGACACTTGCCATATTTTAGGAGAAAAGACTGACCAACCATTTGAGAAGAAAATATGTTATTTGCCGCAATTAAATGAAATCCCTTCCGATAAACATATTGACCAGAACATATATCGGCTACTAATGACGAAGATGCCAACAATGACCCAGTGAGAGTTTCAACAACAGGGTATAAGAGTGGAGTGACCTCCATTGTAGGTTTATGATAAAAACGAACACGAGATACATTAGGATACGTGACGTTAATGCTAATATTGCCTATCC